GTATCCGAAGCCACTCATCGCTAACATGGTCGATATTGCAGCTCGTGACTTGGCAGAAGTTACTGCCCCACTACCTGCTGTTAACTGCTCATCTTCCAATATGACTTCCGATGCAGCTCGTAAAAAGGCTGAGATTCGTACACGCATTGCAAACCACTACCTCAATAAGTCTGATCTACAGCTTCAGATGTATTCAGGTGCAGACTGGTACTACACATACGGATTCTGTGCAGGTATGGTCGAGATTGATTTCGAGACTAAGAACCCACGCATCCGCCTACTTAACCCATTTGGTCTTTACTTTGAGAAGGATCGCTTTGGATCTGTAGTCTCATTGGCTCAGATCATCATGTCTGACTCAGATACCTTGGCATATCAGTACCCAGAGTTTGAATCACAGATTAAAGGCAAGTATCGCCAGAAGACAACCATGACAATGGTTCGTTATCACGATAAAGATCAGGACATGATCTTCTTGCCAGACATGGATAACCTAGTTTTAACCAATACACCTAACCTTCTCGGTAAGGTATTGGTAGATATTGCAGAACGACCAACAGTTGATGGACAAACTCGTGGTCAGTTCGATGATGTACTACCTGTGCAGATGGCTAAGGCTCGTTTTGCTTTGCTTCAACTAGAAGCTGCTAAGAAGTCAGTCAATGCACCGATTGCTATTCCACCTGATGTACAGGAATTCCAGCTTGGCCCAGATGCTTTGCTCCGTTCCAATACACCAGAACGAATTCGCCGTGTTCCTATCGAACTACCGGGCGGAGTCTTTGCTGAGACACAGAATCTTGAACGAGAACTTCGTATGGGATCTCGTTATCCAGAAGGTCGAACAGGTCAGATCGATGCATCTATCGTTACTGGTCGTGGTGTTCAGGCACTTATGGGTGGCTTTGACTCACAGATCAAGGCAGCACAGGCAGTCTTTGCTCGCTTCTTTGTTAATCTCATCGGTATTGCATTCTGCATGGATGAGAAGATCTTTGGATCTACACAGAAGACAATTCGTGGTTCCGATGACGGAACACCTTATGAACTTAAGTACATCCCAGCACGAGACATCAACGGTGATTACACGGTAGATGTTCAGTATGGTCTCATGGCAGGACTTGATCCTAACCGTGCAGCAATCTTTGGATTGCAACTTCGTGGAGATAAGTTGATTTCTCGTGACTTCCTCCGCCGTAATCTTCCATTCTCAATCAATGTGACTCAAGAAGAACAACGAATCGACATCGAAGAACTTCGTGATTCATTAAGAACCGCAGTAGCTCAATATGCAAACGCAATCCCAATGCTTGCTACTCAGGGTGGGGATCCAACAGAAGCTGTTAAGAGGCTCGCCGACATCATTGAAGGTCGAGCAAAAGGTCAAGCATTGGAGTCAATCGTTGCAAAAGCGTTTGCTCCAGTAGAACAACCGGCAGCGACTGCGATGGCCCCCGGTGCTTCGCAACCCCCAATGGGGGTTCCGGGAGCGGCCCCGGCTGCCGGTTCCCAAATGGTGGCTGGCCCCGGCCAGTTCTCTCGCAGGACAGATCTAGCACAAGGTGGAACCCCACCAATGGCAGATCTTTTAGCAGCCCTAACTGGGGCGGCGTAACACGCATCTGGAGGTGCAATATGTTCGGAGTAAAAAAGGGTGCAGTCGCTAAGGCCCTAGTTCTAGGCCCAATCATGGGCAAGAAGTCAGCATCAGGCAAAGCAGCAATGCAGAAGCTTGGTGAGACAGGCAAGCCAGCATCAGCAGCAGGAAAGAAAGCTAAGTAACAACTCTTAGATAGGGCGAGTCAATGGCAGATGAAGATTTCGATGAGATCGAAGATATGTTTGTCTTGGCTCGCCCTGCAAAGAAAATAGATTTTTTATACGCTATAGCAGATTTACTATACAAAATAAGTTATTCATTCGCAGACTTCTTCGCATTGATAACAAAGGTTATACACTCACATTCTGTAAACGAAGCAAAGAAGCAGTATATGTGGGAGAAGATGGCGAAAGACATGGAAAAAATGGAGGCTAAAGATGGCTGAAGGCCCATACACAGGTAGGCAAGCAGCACAATCCATTCCCGGTGGAGCATATGGTGAAGGCACAGAACTCACCAATCTACAAACACAGGTTCCTTTAGCAGCTACAGAGACTGGTTCATTGTCTTCAATGGCAGGTGGATCACTCGGTGGTGGTGCAATGCCTACTCGTAACTTTTCTACACCTAATCCAAATGTAGATCAAGAGATTACTTTTGGTGCAGGTTTCGGTGCTGGCCCGGGTAACGAAGTATTACCTGTTCCACCTACTGCACCAGATGAGACAGCTACCCTTATTCGTCAACTTATTGCCCTATATCCAGACCCAGACTTGGTGAGATTAGGTCAAAGATTAGATTATGAGAAGCGTTAATGGCAGGAAAAACCGGAGGCACTTTAGGTGCAGGTAGTCTCGGTGCATCTCTTGCTGCTGTTCCACAAGAAGGTACAGCCGCTTACGATGCATACCGACAAGCACAGGAATCTAAATATCTAAATCCTGATTTTGCAAAGCAATTAGCTGCTATGGCTAAGGCTTATCCAACAGCATCTGCTGGTGCAGTTATGGGTCTTACTAAAGCAGGAGCCCCTATTGGTGGCAATACTGCTAACGCTTTGACGACACTAGATGGATCAGCACTACTTGACCAACAGCGTAATGCAGCCGTTGCTGCTGCTGCAAAGCTCAAGGAACAGAACTCTGCAAAGAAGGGTTCACCTGCTGACTTCTTAGCACCACTTACTCGTACTGCATTCATGCTTCTCTCTACACCTTTTGAGATGCTTGAAGCAACCGTTCGTAACGGTGTATCCGGTAAGGGTGGCATGAATGTATTCGATGAGACTCAAACAGGACAGGCTCTCATCAACCTTTTTAAGACTGGCAAGATTGATGTAGGTACTGGTTTTCTTGGTGCAGATCCAAACTCTGCGGTAGGTAAAGCTTTACTTAAGGCAAAGATTGCCGCCGGCCCTTCTATGAAGGGTGGAGTTCCTTGGACATATTCCACAGGATTAACACAAGCATTATTCGATAACCCAGAGACTAAAGCAGCTCGTACTTTCCAAGCGATTTCAGGATTCGTTCTTAATCTTGCAGCAGACCCACTCACATATGTACCGGGTGTAGGTTTACTTAAGATCGGTAAAGAAGCTGGAAAGGTTGGCGTAACACTTCGTGTTGGGCCAAAGGCCGCAGCTCGTGCAGCAGAAGCGAAGGCAGCACCGATCAAGGCTGTGGCTCGTGATGTCGAAGATGTCATGGAGGATCTCACAAAGGTTCGTGCCGAAGGCAAGGCAGCATCTGGCGATATTGCAATGCTCGAAGCAGACATCATCAAGCATCAAGATGATCTCAACGGTATCGCTGAACAGGTAGATAACACATACCAGACTTACTACAAAGCAAAGTCTGAAGCAGATTTATTAGATGCAGAATACGGTGAACTACGCCAACGCCGTGATGCTTTAATTGCAGGTCTTAAGACTGCAACTGAAACAAAGGGTCAGCTCGTAGGTGAGGCTCGTAGAGCTGAAGACCTTATGGCTCACCGTCTAGAACTCAATACTGCTGGTCGTGCAGCAGCGGTTCAAGGCATCCTTGATGAAAAGGGTTTTGACGAAGTAGTTCGTGCAGGACAGGTACTTAAAGAACAAGAGCAATTAGCTCCGGGTCTTATCCATACACTTGAAGAAGCAGCCCTTAAGAAGGGTGATCGTGTAGCAACTCAAGGTATTCGTAATGGTGTAGATGCTGTAGTTCGTGTAGCTGCAAAGCAGAAGCCACGCCTTATCAAGTGGACAGGTCTTATCAAGGCTGGAGATTCACCACAGGCAACTCGTGTATCTAACGAGATTGGTTCCAACCTTATCGATATTGGAACTGCTGCTGGAATCCAAGAGTCTAAGTTGCAAGGTGTTCTCGATGTAATCGATACACCGGGTGCAACCCATGCAGAACTTATCCAGTCAGCACAGAAGGCTGGACTTACAGAACAACTATTTGCTGCATACGAAAGAGCCGGTATCCAAGGCTTTGAGAATGTAGGTGCAGTTCGTGGTGCAGGTGGTGGCGGATACGCATACTTCCCACGAACAGTAGATCCATTCGATGCAAAGATTTCTGACTTTGGTCGTTTCAAGGCTGATGCTATTGCATCTCCTGACATCAACGACCTTGGCCCACAAGCATTCACAACTAAGGGTGCAATTACCCAGCAGGTTACAGGTCTTGTAGAGGGTGCAGCAGCACCTCGTCTTACAGTCATGGAACAACTTGCTGACATCAATAAGCAACTTGCCGAAGCTGGCAAGGTGTCAAAAGGTGTCCAAAAGGAACTTGATAAGGCTGAGAGAGCTTGGAAAGATAAACTCAAGTTTGTTCAAGATCGAGTTAAGTCTGACGAAGAGGCTCGTATGCTTCTTGAAGAAGCACGAGGTCGCAAGACTCTAGCAATGGAAGCAGAGTTCGGTCTTATGACCGTAGGCGGTAAGCAGATCATTGATTACCAGCAAGCTGCTAAAGCATTCTTTGGCCCAATGGGTCAGAACGCTGCTAAGTTTATTGCAGTCCACTATGGCCCAGAGCAGTATGACGATCTATGGCGAGCAATGAATGGCAACATCACAGTTGATCTTGCTAAGCGTTTGGCTGCTGCAACTAGCGAAAGAGAAGTCATGGGGCTTCTTGCTAGTGAGGTTGGACTAGAACTATCTCGTGGAACCAAGATTGGTCTTGCTGCACAATCTCGTGCCATCGAATTCAAGTCAAGCTTCTATGCACCTGAGTCATTGAAACTTCATCATGAAGGCTTTGCTAACTTCCTGCTTAATGCAGAGAATGATGCACGAGCATTCCTTCGTACCAATAAGGTAACTGCACCGTTCACACGGTTTGCACCTACCAAGAACCTTATCCATCTAGACGATGTTGATAAGTTGGTTAAGGAAATGAACGACACATTGCCATTCCTTAAAGCATCTCCTGAGCTACAGAAGACTGCTGTTAAGTCAATGATGGCTGCTGAAACATCGACTGAACGATTCAATGTCTTCATCGATACAATCAAATCTTTGGTTAAGGAGAAGGCTCCTAACCTCACAGAAGAACAACTCCGTATGCTTGATGATGCGGCTAGAGTATTTAAGAAGGAGCAGGATGCTAACCGAAAGTTCTTGGCACAAGTTGCTGGCAAGGACATCGGAACAAGAGAATTTAAGGTCGCTGGGAAGACACAGAAGTTCACCCAACTGGATCCACTTATTGACTCTCAACTTGCAAATTTTGTCAAATGGCCTGACATCGAAGCAATTCGTCAGCTCACAGGAAAGACAAGAAACCTCTTCTCACAGTCACAGAATGCACAGCAGCTCAGAACAATAACTACTGATCTCTTTGATTCATTCTTCAAACAAACAGTTCTCGTAGGTCGTGTTTCATACATCCTACGAAATGTCGGTGATATGCAGGTTCGTTCATTCCTTGGCGGATCTACAACCTTGTTTAACCACCCACTACAGTTTATCT